AGCAAAACAAATGGTACACCTAAGGAGAATCGAACTCCTCTTTCCGCCTTGAAAGGGCAGCGTCCTAACCGATAGACGATAGGTGCAATTAACTACAACAAATTTTTAAAGAACATTTGGTTGATTTCTCAACTCATGCATGTAGTATAACACAACTGCATCTTTTGTCAACAACTTTTTTAGTGTCGTTGTTTTTTTACAACTGGAGTTGGTGACAGGATTTGAACCTGCATAAAACAGATTTGCAATCTGCTCCCTAGCCTTTCGGGTCACACTCACATTTTTTGGTGGAGAGCCAGGGAGTCGAACCCTGTGGCCGTATTTCTACAACCTGCGGTTTAGCAAACCGGTGCATTACCATCCTGCCCGCTCTCCGAATTTTGGTGGAAGCGGTGAGATTTGAACTCACGGACCCTTTCGGATCGTCTGTTTTCAAGACAGGTGCAATAAACCGGACTCTGCCACACTTCCATTAACCATATAACAACGCACTATCCTTCACTCACTTACGATTGACGTAACCAGCGGAAGTTAGTAACCTGCTCATGCGTTACTAATAATGCGTTTTTATATGGCACCCGAAATAAGAATCGAACTTATACTAAGAACTTCAAAGGCTCCTGTGCTACCACTACACCATTCGGGAATAATAAACTCTACAAATTTTTAAAGAACTTAATCATTGTATCACGGACGATCCCGTTTGTCAATGATTGTGTTGCAATTAAGCAACAAAAAAACCCTAGATTTTTTAGGTCTAGGGTCTTGTGTTTGGAATCTTTTTTAGGACTTTTTATCCGTCCCATCCTTCATTTACACAAAACCCATTAACTCTTCCGGCTGTATCACTTACATTAATCTCTAGGCAATAACCGGGTAACCACGACATTGGTCGTGCTGACTGTTTAAAGGAGTGTATCGTTTTCATCATAGTATAATTATATATGCTTTTTTTCTTGTTGTCAAGCGTTTTTTTGAAAAATTTATGGATTATTTTTATTGTGTGGTACATCAAATACAAAAGTGATTCGGTCAACATCGCCGACATTTAATGCGCTGTGTGTTAGCTTATTACTGAACCAAAAGAATGTTCCGGGTTCAATGATATGTTCCTCGCCATTACATTCATACCTGTATTTTCCTTGAAGTGACAAATGATAGCGATCCTTCTTTAAATAATAAGTACCATCATCAATGTGACTACCGACAGCACCACCAACAGGCAATTTAAAGAAGGCGCATCGTGCTGGTTTCTTTATTCCATAAGACTTCCAAAATTTATGAATTTCGGTGTACTTATCATATAGAACAGTCCGACGCAACAATTCGGAATCTTTAACATTTTCAGATGCATCACGAACTACCGCCATTTGAAGAGGAAGGAATCCATACGGATCCTTATCTCCCAATGTATTTTCAAATTTACTAACTGCTTTCCAATCGTCTGGATTGTTCAATACTTGTTTGAGTATTTTACTTACATCAAGATTTTTAGCAATGAAACGAAAATTGGTATCTCTGGAAGGCATTCATTTTACCTTTGGTCCATCAATATCACGAACCTCACCGTTTGGATGCAAGTATGAAATGCGCCCATCTTCATTGATGTAAGCGGTACCTTCCCAGAAATAATCTTTTTCACGGAACCGTTTTACTTTTTCTTCGCTATATTCTGCGATATCAAATTTCAATACGCCGAGATGTTCTTGCCAGTTGTCATCTGCATTTTCCGCAATCAACATAGCATCCGCTTCATTGTCACATTCAACAACATGGACCATGCGGAAAAGTCCTACAGATTCAACAATATATTTCATTTTATGCCTCTACGGAAACAGATTTAACAGAGTCCCAACGGAACGAACGCCAGCCTTCTTTTTCAACATCAAAGACTGCAAGGGCTTCGCCAGATTTTTCTCGCTTGTCTTCACCTTTCGGTGCGTATTCAGTGGGAATAACTCGTTGGCTAAGAGTGCAAACCATTGAGCGGTCAGTACCATCTTTTTTTGTAAATTTAACGGTAACAATACCATCAGACAAAAGTTGGTTCATCCATTTGCGATTCACCTCATCATTTGTGAATCCGACATTAAGGTTAGTTTCAATCATAATAAATTCCTTTAAGGTTTAGATTTCAATATTTTAACAGAAAAAATCAGGTCTGTCAAGTACTCCTTGAACCATTCCGATGTTTTTTCCTGCTTTCGTATAATTGTACCAAATGTACCAGTGCCAGACAATCCCTTAGCATAAACTACAGGATCGGAAAAAATGGCTTCAAATGTATCATCAAAGTTAAATTCACCATCTTCATCACGGCTGAAAAGTGCAACATGGTATTTGTCGCCAGCTCCACTGCCTTCAACCGGGGCACCAAAATCTTCTTTGTATTTTATGTATCTAAATTCTTGACCATCTCCATCTTCACCATTCGGAAGAAAAATTAGTCCGTCATATCCATCCATTTCAGATTTATACTGAGGCATTTTTTATATCTTTATGAAATTTAGCTTGTTCTTTTTTTCGGTCATACAATTTGACGCACTTGACCACACGCATCCTATACTTAGGTGTGCGAAGGTCTTTTGCTATCAAATTGCGCGGCTTAGTATCCATGTTCCAACTCCGAGTAAAATTACCCATTCTACCAATGTGAATTTTAACGACATTCTGTACCAAAGGTCAGAAAGATTTTGTTTTAGTTTACTGTTCATATTTCCAATTGATTTCCATTACAATGTTTTCAATCGCTTCCAAAACTTCTTTCGGATCAGCGTCATACTTCCGAACACGGCGCAATTCCTGTTGTATGTCAGACAATGCACCAAATGCTTCCAGGGCATTTACTGCATAATTGTGTTCCTGTTTTTCTTCAGGTAAATTAAATTCTAAAATTGCTTTCATGCTATTTTCCCAACCGCAAGATAAATCAATTCATCCAACTCTTTTTGGTAGTCTTTATTTAGCCTACGCTTTTCGTAAATTTTACGCACCAATTCAGCATAAGCAAAACCAGGACTTTCTGTTCCTCGCAATTCCAATTCTTCTAACAATTCATCGGTATCAAAATCACTCAAGTCCACTTCAACTTCTACGTAAGCCATTTTATTTCCTTAAAAACCAAAACAATGTGCGCCCAAGTATTGGTAAACCTTTTGTTCTTCAACATCTTTTGGGCACTTCATATCAAACGCTTTATTTGGCGTTTCCCACCAAAGCTGGACCAATTCATCACTACCCAGCATAGCAAATAACATATCATTCATTATATGATTATTCACAAGGTAGGCAATGTCACGTTTACGCATTATTCCGCTTTGAATCTTTTACCACAACTTTATTGGCATAAACATGGTACTCATAATCCACACCAACAGAATCCGTTATCGCATGGATATAAAAACCACCAACGGATTTTTTGAAGTGTGCAATTAGTTGAGCGGCTAGACAGCCCATGCCGTTAGCAAATTCACCCATTTCAGGCTTGCCGAGGATACCATTGCCGACTTCAATTTTATTTAGAAAGTCAGCCAACTCTGCACCATGACCAGATGGATAACCATCAAACTGGCGATACAAACAAACCAGAGGAGAATTACCCGCATAAACATAAGTCAAACACCGTGTACCCATTTTTTACTCCGAATAAACTAAAGATGATGTACCCTCATACCGTGATTCTTCTTCATTCCAAGATGGAGGTTTTCCACACTCAAAATGCATCACATCACGGCCCCCAAAATCTTCCTCAATGTTTAAAAAATAAACATCTTCGGTAGAATGCCAATCGCTACACCATTCACAATAAACTTTAAATCCCTTAGACATTTTTGAAACCCAATTCATTATCCATCATAAGCATTTTGCAGATATTCAATGTCTGCCGAATTGTCTCGGTGTAGATGCCGTTTTGATTCCGTTCATTCATTTCTTGAATGTCGGACATGTAACCACAGATAATCATTCCGGCTTTGTTGCAGAATTACAACATTAAGGAAATAGATTCAAAAGTATTACACTTAGGTTAAATGAGAAAACGATACCATCTAGCAAATAATGCCATTTCGGAAGTTTTTTGTAATCTAGGTTAATCAGGCGCCAACCTGACCACGCAACAAAAAGCCCAGGAAAAATTAAACTCATTTGTTATTGCCGAGGTATCTTACCGCATCTTGAAACAATGAGGTTACGCCGAAGTGAACCGCATCAACATCATGCCCAAATGCTTTCGCATAAATCACATCTTCATCATTCATCAACCACGGCGCAGGCATACGGTGAATGAACCGATTAGCAGCCCGCAAAGCAAGGGTCTCAATTACATCTTCATAAGTCATAAAAACTCCATTAAAAAAATTATTCGCCATCCTTGGCATGTTCATCACACGATGTATAGAACCAACCGACACCTCGCCATTTGCCAGGATGCCCGCAAGTTTCGCAAGTGTGGGCACTCATACTCTCAGCAAACCAAACCATTCCGTCGGTCAATCTATCACCACCAGTTGTGTAAAAACGCAAAGTACCATACTTCTCTTTTACTTGATTCACAGTTACTTGAGGAATTTCTTGCCCAGGTCGTGAATTGTTGTCAATGTAGTTTTGAATGGAAGCACAAAGCGCATTAATCAAATCAAACCAACCATCGCCACAGTCAAAACCCCAGCACATAGCGGTTTCTTGCATTGACTTGTCACGATTAACAAACATTTTTGGATATCTCTCGCACAATAATTTATCTAATTCTTCTTTCATATAAACCTCACTTTGGTGGAAAATCAGGAAAAGATCCCCACGATTGTTTCAATTCATCCGATACATCATCGGGTCCGCCTCTATCTAACCATTCTTTTGCAATCGTAGTCACAGGATTACAATCAACGATAACATACCTCACAAGATATCCACTGTAGTCATAAGTGCCATCAGGTACCCACTTAAACATCTTAAAATTTCCAACAGCACTCATACTTCTCTCCGACATTCAAAAACAATAATTGCGTTTGTTGTATTGGAGTTTAACTTCAACAGAGTTTTGTTTTCCAATACAATTTTGAATTGTTCACATTCTCTTGCGGTGTAGAATGTATCCAGTTTGTTTTGTTGTATCTCTAACTTACCATTGGTAACTAACAATGTCAATAGCAGTAGTTGGTACATCATTCAACTCCGAAGTTGTCTTTAGTCTTATCTATCATTCGCTTAAAATGCACAATCTTACCTTCATGCCACCTGCGGTCAAAATCATTGCATGATGTAGTCTTATATTTTTCCAACATAGCAATCTCATATTCAAGTAAGCGAATAAATTCAGCAGTCATCAATCCAGCAAACTGGTCCAATTCAAATTCAATCGCATGATTAGACCAATCAGGGAAACCAGCCTTTACTGTCAATTCTTTAATTCGCTCATTCATACGTAATACTCTAAACGATGCCCACAATCTTTACACAAAAGAATCCAATAACTATAGTAATAAACTGCATGAACCATTTGCATTTTCTTTGATTGTTCAACAACCTCAGTCATAGTCCGATGATTCTCTTGCACAGGTTCACGTTTTCGTTCATGCAATACATTATCGGAATTGCACTTGTCACAATGTATAATTTCTTTAATCATCTTGAAATTTCCAATTCAGCACCTGGATTAAACCGACATGCTTCCAGGTACTTATATACAAATTTCTCCAGCCCATCATATGAACCCCAACCATTTTCAGGATTGAATTTCTTAAAGTGTTCTGGATCAGCCATAAGTATATTCCATCCTTCTTCAAGCAAATCTGCAATATCTCTAGCGTATTTCAAATTAGATTCATCGGGGCGCCAAAGAACCTGATACAAAGTCATGCCATTAGATAGCTTAACTTCGGAAGCCATTTCAGTAAGGTTATGTGTGATGTTCGCATCAAATACTGATACGGGTTGATTTGCAATCAAACTAACATCAAGGCTCATAATTTAATCTCTAGAAGGAGGAACAGCAATTATAACACACTTCTGGTCCCGAGGCAATGACTTTTCACATTCTGCCATCGCTTTACCCACAATGTTTACCGAAGCAGATGGGTTAACCGATTGAATTAATCCAACTAAAGCTACGCCAAAAAGAATACCTAAAAAAAATCC